CCATTGTTGGTTGTAATTGATTTAAACCTACTTGTGTATTCATAGGAACAACTTGACCTGTAGATGTTGTAACTGAAGTAAGAGGAGCGGCGCCAAACATTCCTTTTATAGTACTGAAAGGTCCTCCTGCCATTGAACCTACATTTTGAAACGCGCCTATTCCTGAAGGTCCTAAAGCGTATGCACCACCTCCCATGAGAGCAGCATCTTTCAATGCAGTTCTAGTTGATTTTCCTCTTAGTTTTTGTACGCCAAATGTGGCTAATGCTATAGTAAATGGATCCATAATTTTAATAACTTAGTTAATGGATATTTTAACTTGTATAGCAATATATATCAATATCACTACACTTTTATGATATCGTCTTGAAACTTACCTTTATAATGATATTCGCCAACATGGCCTATTTCCTCGTCTATTAGAGCATGAATTTTGCCTCCCATAGATGTCCATAATTTACAGAAGTAAAAGTCCTCTCCCATATAAGTTTTATCTTTATGACTATAGTAAGTATCAAAAAAATTAAAATAATGGGGTCTATCAACCATTTTACCGTTAATAAGCGTCTTTTGAATAATATTTAATTCACTATATTCTTTTTCTAATTTTTCGAATACTTCTCTTTTTATCATCATCATACCTGTAGGCCCTCTTTCAACTTCTATAAAACCATTAATAGGATTTATATTTTCTGGATCTGGAACAGTAATTGGGTAGATATGTCCAAAACTATTATGTTCTGCATCAGGTCTTCTTTTAAAATCTTCCCTAAATTTACTATCGTTTACTGTTTTCATAGGATAAGGAATTAAGGATACATCATGATTAGCTTTAAATAATCTAAATACAGACCTTGAAGTAAAGTCCATGTCAGAATCTATAAACAACATATGTGTATGATTTGTATTCATAAATGCCGATGCACATAAATTTCTTCCTTGTGTAACCAAACTACTTTTCATTAATTGAAATGTTATATTTATTTTATTTAATAAACATTCTTTTTGTAAATCTAAACATGCTCTCATGTAATGAATGGATACTTCTGAGTGCACTGGAGTGCAAACCATTATACTATTTTTGATTTCGTTTGACATGTAATGCTCCTTTTAAAAAATCAGTCCAAAAATTACCAATCACTTTCCAATCATAAAATCTTTTATAATAATCTTGTTGAAATTTTAATCCCCAAGACAAATCTTGTTTCAACATTTCTTTTGTTTGTAAAATACATTCAGCTAATTGAACAGCTAGTTTTCTTTTGTCTGAGATGTAAGGTATGTATATTGGAAATTCAGCACAAGTTTCTGGTAGTGCACCGAGGTCCGTGGTTATTAATAACTGACCCGCGGCTAACGACTCCATAGCAGATATACAAAATGTTTCTTCCCAAATACTTGGAAAACAATTAACATCATACTCATGCAATTTACCAACTAATTCTTTATGAGGACAATAACCCATGTAATTTACATTAGGTAATTGTTTAGCTTTTTCATATAGTTCTTGATAACCTTTATCGTTAGCATTATGAAATGATTGACCATAAATAATAGTGCTAGAATAAACATCTAAAGTTATATCAGGATCTTTAATCGCTGACATAGCAGCTAAAGCAACTTCAAGTCCTCTCCATGGAGTAGATATATAACACATTCTTATTTTTGATTTTGGTGTAAAATCATCTTTAATTTTTAATTCATCATAATCAATTGCATTTTTTATTACGGTACATTTGTGTTCTGGTATTTTATAAAAATATCTATATTTTTCATAAGTCCAATGGGAGTTAAACACATACCAATCATATTTAGAATGGTTTTCTTTATTTTCAAACCATGGTTTAAGATTAGGTTGATCGTAAGAATTTTTAATCCAAAGAATATTAGACTTAATTGGATCTAAAGGAATTTTTTCTGGAACAGATGTAGTAATTTGAACTGAATCAATTAAATTTTGATTAACATGTTTTTTTAAATAATCAAATTGTATTTCAGTTCCACCATAGGGTTGCATTATTTGGTTTTACCAAATACTTCAAGAGATGCAACTGTTATTTTTTGGTTAATTTGTAAATCATCCACGCTAGTGTCAGTGTTGGGATCAGCAACATCAGTATCAAAATCAGTTTTGCTAGCATAGGTTTTACCTGTTCTTTTATTCTTTACTTCTTCTACTGCTTTAGCAGGAATTACTGGAACTTCTTTTCCATCAATTATTATTGTTTTTGTCATTATCGTCCTTGTCTATTGTATTTCTTATAGCACCTTTTTTTATGTTTGTTAAGTCTCTTACTATGACGACCTGGACGTTTACGAGGTTTTGGTCTAGGTTCGTAGTGTATAAATTTTTGTTTAGCCATTTTGGTCTTCTCTTGATATTTCTAATATAGATACGATAGCAGTTACATTAGATGTGTTATTAGTTTCTAAAGATAAACTATCGTTTTCCTCTAAAATAATAGGTCCCTTAGCTAAATTGCAAATTGTAGGCCCAGATATATTAGCATAAGCAATTTGATAAGTAGTAGAGGCTGAGTCGTCTGTGACTTTTGCCTTTAGTATTTTACTACCTCCTTCATTAGTCACCTGAATATTTTGAATAATACCTCTTGCATTTATGGGCGCTGTATAAATACTTACTGTGCTTGTTGTTGTTCCAGGAAAAAAAGCATTTTTATATATATTTGCCATTATGTTAAATCAACCCATTTTAATGTACCGCAGATGTCATCACCATTTGATACACCTTTAGCACATAGTGTTAACGTATCAGAAGAACCAGCAATTGTCTGTCCTAATTGATAGGCAAAATTAAATCCTTCTCTTGAAAACTGTAAATTGTTTGCACCTTTACCAGACAAATATGCTTGACCAACAACAGTTCCTCCAGTGATTGTGGTTGTCCCTGTTAAATCATATTCTACATTATCAGAATAACTTGTGTATGAAAATGCTGTACTCGGTGTTGCATTAAGTCTTAATTCTATTTGAAAATCAGAGTTAGAGATAGCTGATGCTGCAATATCAATTGGAATAATAACTGCATACGGTCTACCAGATTTAATTCTAATTGTTACTAAATTATAATATGTTCCAGCTGTGGTTAAATTAACTCCACCTAATGAAGCTGTTCCAATAGATTGTCTTAAACCCTCTGGTGCATAACCTCCTTCAATCATAGCAGTTGAACACACTTGTTGTAATACTGCTGCACCCGATATAGTACCTGTTGTTTCAATTTCATATCGGATGGGTAAGTTTGCAGTTTGCATATAAACAGTTGTTAAATCATTTGCATTCAAAAATGTGTGTGCTGTAATAAATTTACCATCAATTACAAATCCAACTCTAACTGCTCCCATACCTAACCATTCATAATCGGTAAATAAGATAGTAGCTTTGTCTATATTTAAACTATATCCACTTGCACCTGTACCATCGAGTTTATCACCGTTCCAAGAAGATTGAGATATTTCAGTATCGACTGCAGATCCAGTGACATACGTTCGTCTTACAATTTTTAATGTAGTGCCGTCAGCATAAAAGAATATTCCATTGTTTGCATCAAATGTTCCCACCTTTTGTTTAAGGTCTGCTTCTGGAGTATTCATAACAAAGGTGTTTAATATTAACAATGACTTACCTGGTTGATAACTCATTACTCTTTTAGATTGTCTAATAACTTTGTCACCACTAGCTGTGGTTACATTTAAATTAACTGTTGATTTATTTGCTGTGTAGGTAACGGTTCCTGATCCTGTTAAGTCTTCATCAAAGAGATTGTTCTTTGACATAACATTTTTAGAATCAAAGATAGTTAAAGGATTAGAAACTCTTAGTCTTCCAAAAGCATCATAAGCAGTAGAGCCATTTCCACCACCAATAACAATAGGTTCTACATTTACGTTGTTACATCCTTGAGACATTAGCAACCATACCTTGTGTTAAACCAAGTAAATCTTTCTAATTCTTGTTTTAGTTCTTCTTGAAAAGAAAAATTTAACTGATTCTTTAATGTTTCTAAAGAAGCGGTAATTTGTCGTTGGTTAGAAACATCATATTCTTGTTTTGGTTCTGGTATATAAACAGTAACTTTTGCCATTATCTTCTTCCATCTGGTTGAAAATCAAATCTAAATAAACCTAATCTCCAATTTTCATTTACTGAATCATTAGATATTTTAAGTGCAGCTAACCTTGCTCTAGCTCTTAAATCTACTTTTGTAGTAGAACTATTTATTGTAAATGGGCCTAGAGGAGAACTAGATTGAGTATCTGCTGGATAATCCCTTAATTGCATAGTAATTTCAGCATCTCCTTGTAAAACTTTAAAGTCAGGAACAAATCTTCTAATTTTTATAAAAAATTCACCATCCCCATTTGCATCTAAATCAAAATCCCCTGATTGAATATAAGCTGAGATAGCTGTTGAATTACCAGCACTATCCACTTCATTAACTCCAGTTTCATGTTCATAATAAATACTTGAACCTTGAGAAGAGCTAATACCATTAACAGTTGGATAAGTTGGAGAAGTATTTGGGTTAAATTTAGAAGCATAAGGTTTTTCAAAAATTACTTTGTCAGCGTAAGAAGTTCTTGATAAAGTTCCAGTTACCCAAGTCCCTTCTAAATAGTTATAAACAACCATTCTATTCGCAAACTGACTTGAAGCATCTGGATAAAACCAAATTATTTCATTAAATAAACTATTATGTGAAGCATAGATTTGTTGACCTGCAGAATAATTAACTCCTGGATTGCTTCCTGTTGTTTTAAAAACAAAGTCTTCAACTAAACAAGGCATTCTTTTAACTGTTCCATCAAAAATAAAAAAACCACCTTCGTCTGACATCCAATATACAGAATCATCAACAAATACCATTGAGTTTATTCCTATTACTCCACAGTTAGAGCCTACTTGTCTTAATGAAAAAGTAAAGGGTGGTCCAACAAACTGTATTATATAAGAAGAAGTATCTGTGCCAACAAAAGTATAATCTTTTCCTTGAACAGCTGCTCTTATTTCTGTTCCAGAGTCAAGTTGAAAAGTTCCCGCTGTATTAACAGAAGTTGGTTGATAATCATTTAGGTTTTCTTGATCAGAAAATCTAACAAACATTTTATCTTGAGTAGTAGGATTTCCAATAGTAGTTTCAGTCCCTAAATGAAATAAATGTCTAT